CACCCTCCAGCCCCATGCTCAGCGTAGCCACACCTGGACCGACCAATGAGCTCGTAGCTTTGAAGGTCTGACCAATCCCGCGGATGCTGTTCATCAGCATCGACGGTGCGTTATTCAGGGCGGTGCCGATGGAGCCGATCGTCTGCACGAGCGTGCGACCGCCAGCGGCAACCTGTGCAGTGCCAGCCGCAACTTGCGCGGTTCCAGCACTGGCGGCTGCCGCAGGTGCAACGCGTGACAGCCCGACCTGCAGCGCCCGTACGATCGGACCGCGGAACAGCAGCGCCAATCCACCACCAACCGCACCCAAAATCGCCGGCCCGATGCTCTCATTGAAGCCACGAACGTACTTCAGGAGCTCGCCAACGAACTTACCGAACTCACCAACGTGCTTGCCGAATGCCTCTTGATTGACCTTCCCTGAATCCTGCGCGAGCGTGACCTCTCGGTTCGCCTTCATCGCAGCGCCGGCGCTGGTGGAGCCGAGCGTCTCTTCAAAGAAGTCGAGGGCTGCCTGAGTGCCAAGACCACCACGCTCATAGCCGGCCTGAGCGGCGTTGTCAAGTCGACGCAGGATGTTGTTCAGCTCTTCATCTTCACCGCTTGATCGAGCACGACCCTTGAGCTTCAACTGCGCGGCGCGCTCAGCCTCGCTGCCCATGCCGGTGAATTGGCCGAGCTGCCGCATCCGACCGGCCTGCTCCATACGGCTCTTGACGGTGTCACCGCGCTGCGCCAGCATCGCTTCAGTGAGCTTTGCCGATGCTTCAGCCGTCAAACCAAGACGTGCACCAACGGTGTACAGCTGCCGCAGCTCCTGCTGCCGAGCGAGGCGCTGCATCGGACCGAGACCAACCAGTTCCTTCTGGACCTGCTCGTTCTTGCTCATGGTATCCATGAGCCCAGCGAACTCCGCCGCGGTCATGTTCGTGCTCTTGCGCAGCTCGTCAAAGACCTTGATCTGGCCGGCAATCGCCCCAGTCATGTCCTTCTGCGAGACGCCGATCATCGTCGAGCTTTGTGCCAGCGCTGCTTGCAGCTGCCGCGCTTCCATGCCGAAGATGCCCATCGAGGCGAGCTGCGCATCAGCGGCCGAGATGGTCTTGTTGAAGTTCTCCAGGGTGCCAGCCCGTGCGGCGGCCGTGATGTTCTTGCCGATCTCCTCGCGGTACTCCTTGAGTGACATGCCGGCCTGGAAGGCGTACTTCGACAGATCGATCAGATTGGCGGTGCTACCCATGCCGACCCGTGAGAGCGCGAAGAAGTCCCCAGTGATCTTCTTAAGGACCTCGTACAGATTTGCGCCAACGGTGGCGAGGCCACCCATGACTGTGGTGGTCGAGCCGAATCGCTGGATCATCAGCTGCAGCGAGTTCGCGAACGGAACCTGCAGGGCGTTCAGAGCTGAGGCTGATGGCTGAACGCCGCGCTGCATTCCTTGCCCAAGCTGTGCCACCATCTGTGCCGCTTGCTGGTTCAGATTTGGCATCGGGCCGGGAGCCGGAGTAGCGCCAGCACCCACAAGAACTTGCGGAGTCGGCAAAGCAGCCAGCGCCGAGCCTACCGCGCCTACGCCTGTCGATTTTGCGATCTGCGACAGGAAGGTGTTTGAGGTGTTGAGAATACCAGCAAGAAGCGCGGTGTTGCTTGTGGCAGCGAGATTGTTGCCGCTGAGGACTAGGCTGATCTCTCGAAGGATGTCGCCAATGTCACTGTCGCCTGTGCCGGCCGTCGCTGTTGTTGCGGGCGCTGGCGCGCTCAATGGCGTCAGTGACGCCATGAACTTGCCCATCTGCGTGTTCAGGGAGCCGAAGCCGACAGTCGTCTTACCGACCTCTGAGTTCAGTCCGACGAGATTCCGGTTCAGCCCCAGCACCGCGTCGTTCGTGTCCTTCAGGTTCGTGGTCGTCGCCTTGAACGCGCGATTCGCATCGCGACCAGCGCGTTGGCTAGCGGTCTGTTGGGCGCGGGCAGCGGAGGTTGGGAGCTTCTTTTCTCCAGCAAATGCAGACGAGCTCTTCAGCAACTTTTCAATGCTTACGAGTGTCTTGAGAATGTCTTCATCCATCCTGTGTGTCCGCCGGCACTCAAATGCGCCGTGTAAATAGGTCGATCCCATATTTAGAACCGGAGACACCACCCATGGCGGACACAGTAAACCCACTGTTGCAGAACATCAAGCTTCCAGGTCGCACGTTCCAGCTGCCTTCACGCGGAGCGCTGTACAAGGACGAGCTGGATGGCACCGTCAAGCAGGGCGAGCTGCACGTTCACCCAATGACCGCGCTGACCGAGATCAACCTGAAGAACCCAGACCTGCTGTTCAACGGGAAGGCGCTGGTCGCCGTGGTTCAGGAGTGCATTCCAGGCATCAAGAAGCCGCTTGAGCTGTTCGGTCGCGACGTGGACGCGCTGCTGTTCTTCCTGCGACTCGTGACGTACGGTTCAGAGTACCGGATCGAGGTGAAGCACGACTGCGAGAACGCAAAGAACCACTCGTACGTCGTCGATCTGGAGCAGCTCCTGATGACGATGCGTCAGCTGGACCCAACGCTGATCGAGGCAAAGCGTACCGTGAAGCTCTCGAACGGACACACGGTGTACACCCGCCCAATGCGGTTCTCGGACATCATCGAGCTGTTCCACCGCTCCGAAGGCAAGAAGGAGCTCACGTCTGACGACATCAAGGAGCTCGCCGTGACGAACCTGATGTGCATGATCGAGAAGGTCGACGAGGTCGCTGACCCGAAGTTCATCGAGGAGTGGGTCCGCACGCTGACCACGCCGATGCTGAACCGCATCACTGAAGCGGCGAACACGCTGAACGACTGGGGCCCAGATCAGATCGTGACGTTGAAGTGCAAGGACTGCGGCGGCGACATGAAGGTCGAGCTGCCAATGAATCCCGTCTCTTTTTTCACCGAATGATCCTGACTGGTGATCACACCAGGATCGTAAGCATGATCGACCGACTGCAGCATGAGGCGAAGTCTCTGCTGCAGTCAGCACTGGAGATCTCGTACTTCAGCCGTGGGGGCTGGTCGTACGAAACGGTTCTCCGAATGTCGGCGGTGGAGCGCGACATGGCGGTGGAGTTCATCAACAAGCGCTTGGAGGCGGCCGGTAAGATGGCGTTCCCAGTGTTCTGACACCGATCGGCGACACCAGAAACACCCGAGGGACCTTGCGGTCCCTCGATTGGTATGCTCTGCAAGCACCTCAGATGAGGTGCGCCGTCGTCGCCTACTTGGCTCTCCTGGTCACCACGGTCCAGGTGACAGTGAACGAAACAAGGGGGAAGAAAGCTTCGGCCGTCAGCTTCATGCCAGGCCGAAGGCCGCTGAGCAACGCTTCAACGAACTCGTCTCCAACGCCATCAGCCTCGATCTTGAAGATGTGACCTTCCTTGTCCGAGCGCCTGATCGCGTCCTCGAACTCACGGTTCACATCAGCGATGGTCTCAGACCGCATCCAGTGTTGGAAGTCAATCTCGAACTGGAACTTGTTCTCCGCGAGCTTGGTCATTTCGACCTTCTCACCGCGAACCTCCATCCATGACTTCAGGGCGGCCTCGACCGCGCGCTTGGTGCGAGTTGCGTACTTGTCGATGTTGTTCGAAACAAGAGCCATGTTCGCCTCGTGAAGTTGATCCAGGTTCATTGTATCACATCCTGCGGTAAACGAACAGGTTCTCGATCGAGCCCCTGGTTTCTTCGAGCTCGTAGCCCTTGAGCACGCTGCCAACCATCCGACGATACACGTTCGCCCGTGCTGAGCCGTCGGTGGTGTCAGCCGTGAAGTACACGACCTCTGGGTGGTACCGATCGCGGAACTCGGCCAGGCTGGCCTTGACCATCGCCATCACCTCGAACGCCTTGCCTGAGCCGGTCTTGCCGTACGTCGCGTTGAACTTGTCGACCTGCTCCTCGAACGACACGTCCCAGTACTCGCCCTTCGGCCCGCGATCCAGCTCAGCGCGGAACACGATCTTCCGGCCGTTGATGATCGCCTCGGTCTTGAACTGACCGGCGGTTTCCCGCTTGACCTCGTACGGGACCTTCGAGTCGAAGAGCTCGAGCAGCATCATACCTCGATACCCTTTGCTGACTTCGTGTACCTGAACTGGATCTCACGCCCATCATCGTCCTCTTCACGATCGTACCCTGGGAGGAGCTTATCGACGAGCCTGCGGTAGATGTTCGCGCGGGCCTTGTCGGCACCGCCCTTCTTGGCGTAGAACCGAATGTCTTGTGGATGCTTCTTCAACAGCTCCTTCATGCAGGTGCTGACCATGGACAGGACCTCGAACTGTCCGCCAGACCCAGTGGCTTCAGTGGTGCCGTTCCACTCGTTGTTCTCTTCGTCATACACCTCTTCAGAGAATGCCACGCTCCAGTACAGGCCAATCGCCACCGCTGAAAACGAGATCCGGCGATCGGCAATCGTCGCGTGCGCGTCAAGAACGCTGTCATCATTCCTGATGATCTGGAGCTTCACAGCACGATTGCCGAGTTCAGTGAGCAACATCAGCGCACCTGACGAATCACGGTTGGGGTCAGCGCCTCAACGATCTCGATGTCGGTGAGCTGAGCAGCCGACTGCAGGATCTCGTCGAAGCCGCAGTTCACGGTGAACAGATCGCCGAATGAGTTCGTGCTGTAGATCGGCACCAGCACTACGGACGCGATCTCCGTTGGGAGGCGCGTGTGCATCATCGCAATCAGCTCGGTCGCGTAGAACGTCTCGCCGAAGTCCCAGTTCGTGATGTCGAAGTACGTGTTGATCACGCTCAGCAGCTCTTCCTTCACGCGCTCGTTCGTCAGTGAGCCCGCTGGATTGCGGACGACCTTGAACTTCGCACGGAACTGCGGCTCAGCCAGATTGCCGAACAGCAAACGGAGCTTGCCAGGGTGCAGCACCACGGTGTCGCTCAGCATCTTGTTCTCAAGCAGGTACGCGTACGAGTTCCGCAGGTCCAGCGGTGTAGGCGCGGTTGGAGCCACGGTGCTAAGGCCACGCAGGTAGTTGATCACTGACTCGTAGTACCCTTGCGTCAGCACGAACGCGTCATGGATGTTCGTCACCGATGGGTCGATGATGTTCGTGTACGGTGCGAAGTGCTGCCACATGAAGTCCAGGCCTGGATCGCCAGAACCGATCTCTGGCATCCTTGGCCGACGGCCGTATACCAGAGAGTTGTCAACGAACGCACCAGGAGCATAGGTTGCCGATGAGGCCTGTGCCCATTCAGTTGGGTTCAAATCCGGATCAAGATCTTGATACGGGTCCACCACATAGTACTCGTACGAATTCGCGCTGAAGGTTTCGAACTGCAGCAAGCGGTCAGGCACCAGATCGCCCGAGCTGTCCTCTTGCAACAGATCCGTTGGGACGACCTGCAGCTGGCTGAAGTCGATCACGCCGTCACCGTCCTTCACCGCGCCGACGACGTCGTAGACCTGGCTCTTGCCGAGCACGATGCCGTTGCTGTCGATGTTCGAACGGAGGATCTTGATGTTGTCGAACACGCGTTTCTTGGTCTCGCTGTCCAGCAGCTGATCGACCTCGTTGTACCAGAACTTGGTGGTTGGCGACTGAACTGCCAGCGAAACGCTGCGGTTGTGGATCTCGTATCCGATCACGTTGTTCGTTGGCTGCTGTCGGACCTTGCGGACGAAGATCAACCAGCTGTGCTGCTCAAGATTCACCGAGGCATCTGACGTGGTGTACAGCAGCTCGTCGCCATCGACGATTTGACCGCCTGCATAGTGCGGAAGCTGTGAGTACGACAGGATCTCCCACCAGCCGTTCAAGTTGATTGCGCCTGGATTCAGGCTCAGCGCGGTACCCGTGCCAGTGCCTGGGCCGGTTGCGGTGAACACCGTGTTCACGGCATTCGATGGGGCGCCAATCAGCGTGAAGTTCGTGGTGCCAGTGGCCGTGATCCGATAGGTTTTGCCAGCAGCGATCGCAGTTGCTGCGGTTGAAAGCGTACCATTTGAGGCGTTGTACCCGATGCCGAACGTCGTCGAGCTCCGTGGAATTGGGAGCCCAGAGGACCCAACGTCCAGCACGAAGGCGTCGCCCGGCTCGAATGGGGTCGTGCCAGCGGTGATCTGGAAGAACGTCACCGGTGTTTGGTACCCTGGTGGTGTGATCTCGTACGCCTCACCGACCGTCCCAGTTGGGAAGGTCCCACGAAGATTGGATCGAACGTTCAGCGTGCTGCCGTCCGCAGCGACCTCAATCGTCCAGGTCTCCAGTGGCGACGAGGTTGGGGAGCCCTGTGGGCGACCAAGCACCGTGATCGTGCCATTGCCGACGCCAGTCAAGAACCGATTGTACCGCAGTGCGAAGTAATCCTGCTCAGCGATTGGCTGCAGACCCGAGCCAACGTCACCAGGTGGGAACTTGTTCACACCGTCGATCGTGCGCGGCACCGAGGCGGCGTAGATCCGTGAGTCGTCCTTTGGGTACAGGTCTGGATCCGGGATCTTTGCCCAGATCTGCGATGACGTGCCTTCAACGTACTCCAGTGGCTCACCGTACCAGTGCCGGTCGATCAGACCCTGCATTGCGGTCTTTTCCTTCAGCGAGCCATCAGCACCACTACCCTGAATGAGCGGCACTGGGGAGCCGCCGAGCTTGAAGAGCCCAGCGCGGTTGTCTTCGATGAACGACCGGCGTGGTGGGGACACCACGCCGATGGTAGCTGGGTTCGTTGCGCTGATGTGCAGCATCGCGGTGATGACGCCAGACGTCTCGAGCAGCGGCTCGATCACGCTGTCGATCAGTGCCTGTCCAGATAGTGACGTGGTTTGGGAGTCCATGCCGAGCGTGTACCGCATCGTCATGTCATCGCCAAAGAGCTTCACGTTCTCGTACGAACCGGACGCGTCGTTCCAGTCGATGTACTTTGGCTGCCCGGCGAACGTGCGGTTCACGGTCTTCAGGCGGAGGATCGTTGGGTCCTTCAGCAGGTACGTGTTGTAGTCCTGCCCATTGACCATGCGGTTCTGCGCGTAGTACGTCGCTGGGGCGGACGAACGCACGTGCTCGATGGTCTCGGAAGCCGAGCCGTTCTGCAGCGTGGTGGTGAGACTGAACGTCATCGTGCAGGTCTCAGTGTTCCCAGTGCTCGAGGTGTACGTGAACGTGAACGGCAGATTGACGACCTTGCTCTTCGGAATCACGATCGAGCGGTTCGCGGACTGGCGCAGCCAGAACCGATAGAGGCCGACTGGGGCGTCCGAGAAGTCACCATCACCGAACACGATCGCGATCTGGTCGTTCTCCAGTGTGTCGACCTCGAACTTCTGGCGTGTGGTGCGGTCGTTGTTGAACACCAGGTTCTGCTCAGCAACGGTCTCAACTTGCTTCCAGCGTTGGGTGATCGCCCCAGTGCCGTCGATGCCTTGCACCCAGACGTCGCTGTGGTTCACGTTGTTCGGCAGGAACTCAACACGGCGATTCGGCAGCTGATCGACGATGTTGTAGTCGATCCGTGTCATTGCGCCTTGCTTCACGTACGCCAGGAAGCCGGTGTAGTCGGAGCCATCGCCGATCCCGTCGTTCGCGTACACGATCGACATCGCCGCGTTCAGATCCGGCTCGCGCTCGAACGGGCCGTTGCCGTCCAGATCAGACGGCACCACTTCCATAGGGAAGCTGTCAAGGCCGGTGCTGGCGGTGAAGCTGTACACGCCGTTCGTGAAGGAGTTCGCGCTCGCGTTCAGCGAGTACAGGTCCATCACGATGTCGCCGACCGTGAAGCTCTTCTGTGGTTGCCCGAACCGGCTGGTCAGCACGCGGTTCATCACGAGCATGAACTGCTCTTTCCAGTTCGCGTTGTTCGGGTCGTTCCAGTTCAGCACCAGGCCGGACAGATCGACTGAGCGCGAGTCAATCACGCGTTCAGTGGTGGAAACGCTGGTGAACTTCACCATGCCGCGCACCGGAATGTTCCGAGTCGCCTTGTACGAGATCAGCTTCGCCATCCGCAGGATCGACTGCTTGCGCTGTGCGGTCGTGATGAAGTTCTCGTGCGACACCATGTCAACACGGTACGCGAGCTGTTCAGCGACGTACGCGAACATTTCCAGGAGCGCGATCAGCTCCGACGACTGGATCAGGTCGTTGAAGGTCTCTGAGTAGTAGATCCGAAGGTAGTCGATCAGCGACGCCTTGATGGTGTCGAAGTCGAACGAGGTGAAGTTCACCTGCGCGAACGCTTCGTAGATCTTGTCCCAGCTTTCGGCGGAGTTTGTGTTGCGGAAGGCCATGTTGTTCCTGAGGTCAGTGCGCTATTTAGGTCGGTAGCTTGGCATCAGGGATCTCACCCTTCTTCACCAACCACATCCGACCGGTGTGCTTTGTCCTTGAACGGAAGCCATATCGCTCATAGAACTTCCGTTGCAGCTCAAGCTGCTGCGCTTCGGTCTTACCACTGCCGTGGTTCGTGCCGAGATTTGGCACACGGTCCAGGAAGATCAGCTCGGCGGCTTGAGCTTCCGGCGATGCAAGGAAGAGCTTCATCAGCCGATCACCCTGCCCCTTGCCTGGCTCGTTCGCGAAGATCCCACCGAGCTCCAGCACCTTCTTTGAGTATCCCTTCGGCAGGTACCGAGGACCCTCTTCGTCCTCAAGATCGGTCTTCCAGCCGTACACCAACGAGCCGTCCTCATTGTCAATGTGGATCTTGCTTTCCTCGTGCAGGTTGTGGACGTTCCACAGCTCCATCAGGTTCATCCACCGACTCCAAACTCAAGGTGCAGGGTTTCCGTGACGTCCAGTTCAACGTACAGCAGGTCAACGAACGCCGCGATCATGTTCGTGTCAGGCACCGCGTTCACCACCATGTCAACCAACCTAACGCGTGGATCGTACTCGAAGACCTTAGTCAGATCTTCCTTCACGATGCTGATCGTCTTCTGATCGAGCGGTTCGAACACCAGCAGCGGGATGCGGGTGCCGAAGTTCGGCAGGTGCGGACGCTCGCCTGGAATGGTGTAGATGTGGTTCAGCAGATCACGCTTCACCAGCTCCTGATTGGTGAGCATCATGGTCTTGCTCTTCAGGTAGTTCTCGGTGCTGAAGCCGCGGTAGGTAGGGAGTGCCATTATGCTTTCCAGTTCGGGCCGCGACCTGCCTTGGAGGCGTCACGGACCCACGGTTCATGAGTTGGGATCACCTCAGGCGCGACTGGGCATTCAGCGCTGCCGGCGCCTGGGCCGTTCAAGTGGATAGCTGATGCGGTTTGGAGCAGCGTTCCTGAAGCGAGGATGTTGAAGCCAGCGCTGGATTCCAGATTCACACCTGCTCCAGACAGATTCGCCGTGCCGCAACCAGCGAGCTTCAT